TAAAGTCAAGGATATCAGATTACGTAAAACGCCAACTACCGAGAAAAGCCGAGCCAGAAAACAAGACGTCACCTCCTCCCGCTGCAAAAGTTAAACGTCGTCCGGCAGGTATTAGAACACCCGCGGCTGCACCACCAATAGCACGACAGGTGAAAACATCTCTGTCACCATACCTCGGCATGTTGATAACTCTCCCTGCGATGGTTTGTGTCTGATCAGTGCCCTGGTTGGGCATCACAAAGACCATATCAGTGGTAGATTGCGTACGGTGTGTGCTCGCCGTGTGGTACATCAGACCTTCCAGCATAACACCCCCAGCAACCTGAAAGTTTACAGTGGCAGCCGCCGAACACAGAGGAGGTTGGAACATTGCGATGAATAGAGCTACCCGGACGTCACGTTCGCGCTGGTCCCCCAAGAACAGCCAGGATGGCAACATAACTAGAGTGCCTCTACGTGTGCCGTTACCCCACTGACTAGTCAGAGTGATCGTCGGGTCTTGAGCTATATCGCCATTAAAACATGGTACGTAAGCACCAGGACCTATCGCTCTCGCGTCGTTGATACGCAAGTTGAAAAGATAGTTGAGATCATTCTGTGGAGGGATAAATCGTGCGTCTGCATTAAGGCCACCGGTACCAGCGTTCTTACCTAGGATGAAACCGACGTCCAGCCTGTCGGGAGAGATCATTGCGGTTACAGCGAAGGCGTTGTTATCTGTTGGACCGATGCATATTATGGGATTGATGATAAAAACATTCCCCGGACCGTATGTGATTGGCTCATTTGGACTTATCACCCAAGGACTGCAGTGTGCTGTTGAAAAAGTCTTCGAACTAGAAGCTATGGCAGCGTAAGTGAATAGAGTCTCATAGATCAACTGAACATTGGCTGAGATCTTAGAACCAGCAGTGGCACGCTGCAGCTCATAACTAGCGTAGTTAGTGAACAATTGTAGACCGTGGCCGTACAACATAGATACGACATGAGGCTTGACAGTTTCCATCTTCCTAGTGTTCGAATAAGCTGCAAGATCAGTAGACGATAAGATCTGTGATACCTCGTTTGCTTCTTCAACAGCAATAGAATCACGGCGCTCATACTGATAAATGAAACCGGGTATAGTCGTAGGGAGTACAAGCAGCGGACGTTTGCCTGCAGCGAGAGGACCTCTCGCGCCATCGTATAAAGCGTTAGTTGTCGGCACATCAATATAAGGCGCACCCACCGGATAGAAAAGCGGCACACAAGTAGAAGCGGGAACGGGTGCAACGTATCTGGTGTGAACTCCGTTAGCCGCATTGTGTAAATAGCCTTCTATCCTGGGGAAAGGTAGATCACCATTTCTAAGGTTAGCCTCTGTCTGCTGCGAGTTGATCAGATTACTTAAAGACAACATTCTAACTGGGCGGTCCTTGGGCTAGCTTTAGTAGTAGTTTGAAATACGGAGTACTCGCATCGCACGTCTTGTTGACGGATTTAGAGAGGTAAGAGTAGTTGTCTTCCTTGAAGAGATCGGTATTCATCAGACGGACATCTGGAACCTCATCCTCATCCCAAGGTTTGTAAGACCATACAGAAGGATGCCCCGGATTCGATGTCTCATATTCTTCCTTGGAAACATAGAAAGCAGCGGGGTTTGAAGTATCAAACTGGCTCTTCTGGGGCTTCTTGATCAGACTTGTACGTGGCAGAGCAAAGTACTTTATGCCCTTCGAAGGCAACTTCCTTTGTTCTGCAAGCATGACAATAGCCATATACACCGGTTTAGTTACAACACTGTTCAACAGAACGATCTGTCTGGTCCCAGACAAATGCTCATATATCTTGAGCTTCCAGGGCAGAGTGGCGTTTGACAGAGAAGACCACATCATGAACGCTTCCGAATACAGCGGACCATATTTGCTAAACTTCACCTGAAGACGCTTGAGAACCACACTGAGACGTTTGTCTTTCGGGGTTTTCCGTGCTTTAGTGTTATTAGAATGCGAGCTCGATAAGGGGCAAGAAGCAGCAGCAGAGTTTGACTGCCCCCCTAATCGCTGCTCTTCTGCACCTTGCCCACCTCCGTTTTTTACAATCTCAGTCTCACGTTCCTCAAAAAGGGAATCTGTAGTCTGACAGGCATCATCTACTCCAGGAGATTGTTCAGGAGAAGAGCCAGAGAGCAGGTCATCCGGGCATTCTGGCAAGGTGCCATTCAGACGCATGTTACCCGGGGTCTTGGCTGGAGCAGTTTCATTGATTATCTGTGAAGCTACTTCAGCGGTCAGAAAACCTAGCTGACCAGTGAGAGTCTGCTCTAGGGCATGATAATTCTCGGTCGAGTTAGCAGTGGCAAGATGAGCCGGCGTGAAGATTGGTGACCAATAGTTGGTTGTATAGTCCTGATTCTCATCGTCGTAATCTATCTCCAACTCATGTGCTACTGCTTCACCGACCTCTAAAACTGTATCCTCTAGTTTGCCTAACATACTGGTTCGTTTGGCAGCGACTCGTTAGTAACGGTCCAAATCGGACAAGTAGGAGGATTGATCACAGGGATAGCCCCAACTGATAAACCGTTAAAACTGTCCAGTGATACAGACAAAGCACCGGCACGCTTCGTCGATACAAGCAAGGGCTCGTCGACAGCATCAAAAGAGGTTGTGATTGGCATTCTCGTAGATACGGACATTATATCTACTTGCGTTTTCCCCAAAATTTTGACATCTTCTCTGAAAGCAGATTGATACGGCGCAGGAGTTATAGAGATGGACGCAGCAGTGTCATTGGCGTTGGAACCTCTGACTTTCTCAGACAGAACAGCAAGAGTCAAGACAACTGTAGCAGGTACACCCATCTGCAACAACCTGTCACCGCTAGGAATGCTTACCTTTCCTGAGTATCCACTCGTAGTGACCGTATGACCATAAACGTCACCTAGGAACAGAGAGAAGAACGGCGAGATAGAAGGTCCACAGTCAATGACCGGGTTATATATCGGTACACCCGTCCCAGGAGTTATGCCGACACAAGATCCCTGAGATGTGAAAATCTCCTGCTTCGAATCACCTGTCTTGAACTTATTATAGCCAGCAGACCATACCCCAGTAGGTGTCTGTCCAAAGGATGGAGACGCGTCATCCGAACCGACTACAACCATGTCGACCCAGGTTCGCTGCGCGGCAGGAGAATACGCATTGGGGAGGATAGTACCCAGGGCCAGTGCTTCATTGTCGATTAACCACAAGGAATGCCTGAAAGTAGCACCAGGATCAGAAGAATGGCCATACCCATGGATCGTAACTATATGCTCACACCAAAACTTAGGGGTGACCTGTTTGAGAGAGCAGTTCACGTCACCAGGACCGCCGACCGAGCCTGAAATAGGCAAAGGTATGGCAGTGAGCACGGGAGATGACTTGAAAATAGCAACATTATAATTAGTCAACATTTTGACGAGAGGGCGTAAATACGGTTTTGGTTCACTACTCATTCCGATATTAAACGCTATCTTGTTTGTGCCAGTTGTATGTTACGTTTATTCAATAGCTTCTGCAGAGAGGCAAGCTGCTGAGAAGTCGCAGGTGTCAGATCAGAAGCTAGGTTAATAGGCATGCTGAGGGGAAGGTTCGGAACACTATCTCCTCTTGCATGCATGATAGGTTCGACGTTTCCAGCAACGGGCTGACTGACACCCGGCGGCTGTGCAGCTCTCGTTCCAGCGCGTTTAAGATATTCTGAGACCGTAGAACTCAGAAAAGGATTCTGCGACTGTGGTACCTGCTGAGTGTCAAGCGATTGTGATACCTGCTGAGTATTAAGTTCCTGAGGCTTGCGTGCTTTCGACGGGAAAGTAGGAAGAGGTGCGTTAGCTGTATTCACGACCGGTTGTACTTGGACTTTTGCTGGTTGAGGAGCGACAGATGCTTTCGCCTGAGGAGCATAAGTAGTAAGGGCAGGAGGCCTGAGCAAGCTTTGCGCCTGGGGTGGTGGCTTAAGTTCTGCAGCTGCAACAGGCAAGGAATGTGTTCCTGGATCTTTGATCATGTTTCCGAGATGCCCCACTCTACCAGTCAAGGAAGCTACAGATTTACTAAGGGTAGCGACCGTGTTTAAAGATCCTTGCATGCCGTCGACCTTGACTACCAGTGATTGGTTGGTTGCCTCGATGACAGAGACCGTGTCCAAGAGCAGAACGACAGCGTCATTCGCATCGTTCAAAGCAGCTTGATGTTGAGAGACAGTAGCCAGAGCTGAAGCTGCATTGGTATTAACAGCCTCAACTTTGGCATCCACTTCATTAACGGAGGCAGCAACACCGTCTATCAATTCCGCGATATCAGAGATGTTCTGTAATGTACCGTCGAACGACATCGCTTGTTTGACCTCAGTAGCAATACCACCGACATAGCCTATGCTCTTCCCTTGATCTTCGAGAGAACGTTCCATAGACATCATCTTACGCTCAAGGAGCTCAAGTCGGACCTGCATTTCGTCGCGCTCTTTCAAAGAGGCTTCCAGTGCATCGGCCAAGCTGGTATTGACTGCCTTACACACATCTAACTCAGAGATTAATTTCGGAATCTGAGCTGAATCGGATTCCAGCTTGGCGATACGAGACATAAGTGTTTTTAAAGTGTCAGCAGTTGAAATGTCTGATGATACAGTGGTAGTAAAACCTTCTGCATCCAACACAGAGAACTGCATCGTTGGCAGAGAGTTGGCGAAACGCGTCACATTAGAAGTATAAAACTTAGAGAACACTTCTTTGCCTTCCTTGACAGTCACTTGCTGATGTGTAGGCATTACAAGCGTCCCTGATCTCTTGTAACCTTTGACTTGCTCTTTCGCGAATGCTTTGATGTCTTCAAGGTTCTTCGGGACAAAATCTTCAACCAACTCAATCCAACCCTCGCCCTGAGTGCAGATTATGAAAGCAAACTTCCCAGCCTTGGCGAAGCTCTGAAAATCCTTCGGGGGGAAGCAAGTGACTGTCTGACCGGCTTCAGTCTTAAACTTCACTCTAGCGCCGGTTGCGCATTTTACAGCCTCAACACCCTTAGTGACTTCCTCAGTGGTAGTCGGACTTTCGACAGTGATTTCAGAATCAGAAGAAGTACCTGAAACCGAGGCGGTCCGCTGCATCTGTTTGTTGCGTGTCGTCTTGGCGGCGGCACCAGAAATCGTTGATACGGCAGGAGCCAGCCAGTTCTTAGCTTTGGACTCCTTCTTCGACGACTCCTCGATAGACTGAGCAGAAGAAGCAGCTGCATCACCATCTTCATCATCAGACCATTCGGGCAGTGGCTGGACTGATGGAGCAGGACTAGTCGTTTGAACGGCCGACTCCTTCCTTGGAGCTAAATTCGGCATAGACATGAGATCGTCGTCATCGTCACCTTCAGTAGTTAAGTCCGCACTTTCTTGCTGTCTGGAATAGATAACACGGGACCAAGTGTTATGTACCTGCTCATAACAAGAAACTATCTCAGCAGCCAGTTCGTAACCAGCGTAGTTGGTCCTGAGCTCGTCCAAATAGCTCCCCAAGGTTATCAGAACCAGATTGATTTTTGTCAGCTCAAGGTTTGAAGGTTCAGAAAAGACGCCAGAGAATACATCCCTAAGTCTTGTCAAGAACGGCAGGTGACCATCTGAATGATCGGCTTTAGTAACAGAGCAATTATCGCGATCCCAAAATGGCCCCTTGATCTCCACAGTCGTCTTAGGGCTCCCTCTGGCCGCCTTCAGCGCGGACAGTCTTGCCATGCTGGCTTTGAGGCCAGATGGCGACGCCGACACTTTCGTCGGCGTGAGCCCGGCATCATGCAACATTCGAGCAGTAGTTGCGTCGTCATCTGCCGGGTTATGTAAAATTATGTTTGCAAGGGCATGGCTGCTACCACCGCTAGTTTCCAACATCGTCTTATCACTGGTACTTCCATATTTCAAAGATG